CCTTGCTTGCCTCGCTTGCTTCCCAGCGGTGAGGGCTTCGTAAGTTGCGGTGTCATTATTGCACAGGGTGTATGGTGTGTGTCGGGATTCAACCGTAAAACTTCATGGGTACTAAAAGAGCTGTTCCACCGCAAGACAAAGCAAAGTTTTTTGCGCTTGTTCAGGCGGGTCATTCGATCAAGGATGCTTGCGCCCAGGCTGGTGTGCATTACAACACTGGTTCCCGGTGGATTAAGAAGGCGAAGGTGTTGGCTACTGCCCGTGCTGAGGCCGAGTTTAAGGGGTCGAGGGGTGCTGGGGCTGGTGGCCGTCAGGCTTTGGAGTTTCAGTTGTCGATGGATGCTGCGGATTTGCCGTCTGCTATCCCGCATGAGCTTCTGTGTGAGGAAGCAAAGCGTGGCTTGGATGATTTCGAGTTTTTCAGGAAGCATTACCTGGGGCGTGTGGCTTCTCCGTGGCAGGTTGAGGCCGCATACAAACTGATTGAGTTGTTGGAGTCCGAAGAAAAAGAGTTCGTGGTGTTGAACGTGCCTCCGGGTGCGGGCAAGTCCACCCTGTTCCATGATGTGGCGGTGTGGGCTATTTGCCGGAACCGTCGTATCCGTGTGATGATCGGGTCAGTGTCGCAGAATATGGCGAAGTTGTATTCACGCCGTATTCGTGAAACACTTGAGAGGGTTCAGCCGATACAGCCGGACCCGCAAATGGTGACGAAAGGGATAGCAGTCAATGCCGAAGGATGTCTCTCTATTGATTACGGTCGGTTCAAACCCACCGACAAAGGAGCTTTATGGAGGGCGGAGGAGTTCGTCGTCGAACAGTTGGACGGGAACGGGCTTGACAATAAAGAACCAACCGTCCGCGCCTACGGTATCGAGTCAGAGTTCATCGGTCACCGAGCCGACCTCTGCTTGTTCGATGACGTGGCCTCTCCTGACAATGCTCGGGAGTCTGTTGCTCGGGATAAACTTTTGGAGCGTTGGGACAATGTTGCAGAGGCTCGCTGCGATCCTGGCGGACTTCTCGCCGTTGTTGGTCAGCGTCTCGGGAGTGGTGATCTCTACGCTCACTGTCTTGCGAAGGAAACATACGACATAGAAGACGACATTTCGTATGACGGTTCCGATGTGGAAACACCTGAAGATGTTCAGGAAGGGCAACCGGTTCGTCAGAAGAAGTATCGCCACATCATCTACAAAGCGTATTACGAAGAACTGGATACCGGCAAAGAATCCCGATCCTTCAAAGCTGCACCATACCCCGATGGGCCACTGCTTGACCCGAAACGTCTGCCGTGGAAAGACCTGTCATTCATTCGCTACAGCAAACCTGACGTGTTCAACGTCGTGTACCAGCAAGAAGACCTGGACCTGGACTCCCGCCTGATTGACCGCACATGGATGACCGGCGGTAAAGGCATGGACGGGGTGGAATACCCTGGTTGTATCGACAACGATCGCCAACCCGGATATATCCCCGAGGGTTTGGCTCACCCGTGGATATCTATCGTGGCGGTGGACCCTTCCCCGACCATGTTTTGGGCGTTCGTATGGATCATCTACCAGCCCGACACGGGCCTGTACCACATTGTGGATGTGGACCGGGTGAAACTGACCGCTGAAGAAGTCCTCGGATACGACACCGCAACAGGTACTTACTCGGGTTTGATGGACGAATGGCAGGAACGGTCTATTGATATGAACTATCCTATTTCGCATTGGGTGGTGGAAATCAACGCGGCGCAGCGTTTCCTCCTGGCGCACGACTTTGTGCGTAAATGGCAGGCCATGAATCGGGTGAACGTGGTCCCGCACACCACTTCCCGCAACAAGATCGACGAAAATCTCGGTGTCGAGGCGTTGCTACCCCCGCTGATCAGGTCCGGGGCGATGCGGTTCCCGTCTATGCGTGGCAACTGGAAGACTCTTGCCGCTTTGGAGGAGTTGACGAAGTGGACCCGCGACAAAAAGAACGGCACCGACATTGTGATGGCGTTGTGGATGGCCGTCTTGAACCTGCCGAACCTGACACAAGCGAAGGCACCACCCCGCCAGTGGCGACCGTCATGGCTTTTGAACCGTTAACTGTGTTATCTTTACGGTGGTTCCGTCTAGCGAAGGTAACGCATGAAGTCAGTTGAAGCGATTTGTGAGCTGTACCGCGAACGTCACACGGCACTAGGCCCAGTCCTTCAACAGATGCGCGAAGTTCGCCGTCTTGCCAACGGTGAAGTTGTTGTTCCACTGTCGGAATTGGATCGTACGGCGCGTTCTTCTGTGGCGAACCTGTTGGTCCAGGGTATGGATCAGATGGCGATGCGTATTACTTCGACGCAGCCGACACCGTATTTCCCTGCGTTGCGTGAAGGGTCTGACCGGTCGATGCAGTTTGCCCGTGATCGTCGCAGGGCAATGCTGTCAATGTGGGATCAGAACCGTATGGCACAAAAGGATCGTCGCCGTGCGCGTAACTTCCTTGCATACTCGTCCGCCCCGGTGTTTCTGAAGCCAAACTTTGACAAGCGGCTGGTTGAGTGGCATCTCCGCAACCCGTTGGACACGTTCGCTGCCCCAACCACCGATGAATCGAACCCTGTCCCGGACAATGTGATTTTCACGTACAGCCGCCCGTATGCGTGGATCATGCAGAACTACGGGCCGATGCTGAACGGTGTTCTCCGTGTCGGTGATCCGCGCCCCGATGACTTGTTCACCATCCTTGAATACTGTGACGACCAGGAAGTTGTGTGCATTGTTCTCGGGTATGAGAAGGATCGTGACCCGATTACCGGTGGTTTGTACATGGGTAAGGGTGCGGTTGAGTTGTCGCGTATCCCGAACCGTACGGGTATGCCTTTGGTCGTCATCCCCCAGCGTATTACGCTTGACAAGCCGCGTGGACAGTACGACGGCCTGCTGGGAATGTATTTCACCAGGGCTAGGTTGCAAGCCCTCACAGAAATTGCAATTGAGCGCGGTATCTTCCCCGACGAATACCTTGTCGCTCGCCCTGGTGAAAACCCCGAGATCATTCAGATTGCTGACGGCAAGTCCGGGCAGCTTGGTGTTGTTAAGGGTGGCGACATCCAACAGTTGCAGACCAACCCTGGTTACAAGACTGACACCGCGTTGGATCGACTTGAGCGTCAGGAACGTTTGGAAGGTGCTATCCCTGCCGAGTTCGGTGGCGAATCCGGGACGAACATTCGTACGGGTCGCCGTGGCGAATCAATCCTTTCCGCAACGGTGGATTTCCGTGTGCAGGAAGCACAGGACACGCTTGCTGCGGCCCGTATCGAAGAAGACAAGATTGCTATCGCAATGGAGAAGGTGTACTGGGGCAACCAACCCAAGTCGTTCTTCATGCCTGGCATCAACGGCGGTGTGAAGGATTACACGCCGAACAAACTGTGGGAAACCGATTTCCATTATGTCGCCTATTCCGCGTCGGGTTCCGATGTGAACAGCCTGATCATTGGTCTTGGTCAGCGTCTTGGCACTGGTTTGATGTCAAAGGAATCTGCCCGTGAAGCAGACCCGATGATTGCCGACCCGGAACTGGAAAAGGACCGTATTGTTGCTGAGGGGATTGAGCAGGCGTTGTTGTCGTCAATTCAGACACAAGCTGCTGATCCGAACGGGCCATATCAGCCGGACGATTTGGCGTTTATTGCTGAACGGGTCCAGTCAAACAAGATGTCGTTGTCTGAGGCGATCATGGCTGCACAGAAGCGGGCGCAGGCTCGGCAGGCTACGCCTGCTCCTGCTGGTGCGCCTGAGACAATGCCTGGTTTGGCGATGCCGGGGATGGGTGCCGAACAACCTGCTGCTGGTCCCGGTCAGAACATGGCTGGTTTGTTGGCGCAACTTCAAGGTGGTGGTGGTGCGGCGGCAGCACAGCAGCCGACTAGCCCCGGTGGTGTTTTGAGTCTTGCCTCTAGGTTGGGTTGATCATGGCTAACCAGTATTCAAATCGTTCTGATTTGCGTAACCCCACGTTGTCGCAGGTGGCTACTGGGCAAACCTATGGTGAAGCTGGTAAGCAGCGAGCCGCACAACAGGCTGTGCCGATGGGGCCGCCTCCGTCTGCTGGTCAGCCTCCGCAGCAGAATGTTTCTGCTCCTATTACACCGTTGGATGCGCCGACGAATCGTCCTGCTGAGCCGATTACTGCTGGCGCGGATTTTGGTCCTGGAATGGGTGCGCGTGAGGCTGGTATTTCAAACAACATCCCGGTGCAGAATCCGGTTGCTATGGAACTGATGACGTTGTACAAGATGTTCCCGAACGATGATCTTGCTGGTCTGATTTCTTCGATCATGTATGAAGGTGCCTGATGCCGTTTCTGAACCCTGCTGGCACCGAGGACGACATTTGGGACAATCTTTCTAAAGAAGAAGAACTGCGTCAACAGCACGTTGCTACTGCATCCCCGCAAGTCGCTCAGCGTGTGGGTCAAATTCATTCGTTGTATCCAGGTATGGCCCCTGGCGTGAAACTCGCTATGGCCAAGGCTGGGTTCACGGATGACCAAATCGAAAAGATTTATCCTGATGCCGCCAAGGTTGCGTTGACTGACAGCGTTAAAGAGAAACCAAAGAAATCATGGTTTCAACGAAACGTCATGGACAAGGTGAAAACCGGGTCGCGTTACGGTTTTGCTGCTTTGAACCTTCCTCTTGATTTTGTTCAGGGTGGTTTGTCACAATTGTTTGTTGACCAAGAACAAGACAAAAATGCTGGGTATTGGTCCGGTGATTCAGTTGCTGGGTGGTTTATTTCGACCGATCTTGGCTCGTTGATTGCCAACGATGAAGAAGCCGGAAGTGGTTTCTTTATTGGCGGGAAAGCAAAGGAACTGCAAGCGGAACGCGCCCGCCGTTACCGTGGAACGGTTGGCGGTCATGCCTGGACTGTCGGACGTGGCCTTGCAAATGTTGCTTTTGAGCCTGATTCAATGGGTTTCAACATTATGTCCGGTGCTTTAGACGCTGGCATGGCTTTGTGGGTTCCAACAATTCCGTTTGCTAAAGGCGGAAAAGAAGCATTGTTCACGCTTGAAGAAGCTGGTCGTGGCGGTGCTGCGGTTCGCGGCGCGGTTTCTGCCTTGGAAAAGGTTGGTCGTGGATCAACAAAAATTTCTGCGACTCGCGCCACCGTAAAAGAAATTGAACAGATGCGGGCCGACATTCTTGTTGGCAACAGTGTCAATTTTGAGGCGGCAAACAAATGGTTCGGCACGAATGTTGCTCGTCGTGTCATTGACCGCACCTCAAAAACAGACAATTTCAAGGATGTTTGGGATTTGTGGGGCCGCAAGATTGACCCTGAACTGGCTATTGCAATGGCAAAAGAGTCAGATCCGGACAAGATTTCTGCGATGTTGCTTGACAAGTTGGGACAGTCAAGGGGTTTGACTGACTCTCTTGATTTCAAGGGCGGCAACCGGTTCTACAAGTCGTTGGCTAACCGCAGCAAATTTATTGATTCGTTGGGCGAGTCCGGTAGCCGTACTGCTCGCCGTGCTGCAAAGATGCCTCGCCGTTCGTTCAATCTTGCCCAGGCAGAAACAACCATTGACAAGATTGATGCGTTGAACACCGTTGACCGTATGTTGAAACTGACTTTGGTTGATGCCGCAACCAGCAAGTCGTTGTTGAACGAGGCTGCTGACTTGATTGTCAGCAAGGATCGCACTGCTATCAATGGTTTCTACGACAAGATTGACAACGTAATCAAGGACTCTGTTACCAATCAGGGTGTTGACCGTGAAATTGTTGACGCGATTTTTGGTGAGTTTCAAAAACTGAAAAGCCAGGCTCAGCGTTTCAACATTGACGAGACTTATGATGCTGCCGATGCCGGTATGTACGGGCGTTTATTCGGTGGCGTTGACCCCAATGCTGCTGATGTCACTTTTGCCGGTCCACAGTTGACATCGGAATTGGCAAACAACGAGTATTTCATTCCGGACATTCGACAGATCAGGCGTTTGACTTCAAATCCGTTGCATCGTTTTGTGTTCGCCAAAGCTGGCAAGGTTGGCGACCCAAACATTGAGCGTCTTCTTGAGGCAGGCCAACTGCGGTTGCCGTTCGCTTTTCTTGATTATGTTCAACAGGAAGTTTGGCGGCCTTTTGTCACGCTCACAGTCGGCAACTTTGTTCGTAACACGCTTGATTCGCAGGTGATGATTGCCCTCTCGCATCAGCCAGCGTCGTCGTTGTTTCGTCATCCGTGGGACTACATCAGTTCAATGCGGGGAAACAGAAAAGTTGTTGACTTGTTCGGACGTGACTTTGATGCTGCTGTTTCAGCAAACGACATTTCTGACGCACAAAAAGCATTGAAGGTTGCCACCACCCAGCAGGTCGGCGCACAGTTCGAAAACCCGATCACCCCGTACCGCAA